CGCTCTAAGGGCCGTAAGGGTGACACCATCCTTGCCCATATTACACCCAAAGAAGCAGCCAAGCTGAAGCGCGAAGGTGGTTCTGGAACAATTAATCCTGACACCGGCTTGCCTGAGTTCTTTGGCGAAGATAGTTTTGAATACCCTACCTTCGAGCCTTCTAGCTTTGAAACTCCTGTTAGCCTTCCCACGTTTGCCCGAGAGCCAGCATATACCAGCCCAACTTATTACGGCGGTGAGGCTTCTAGGTCTATTTCTGGGTATGGTAGTTCTCAAGGCACTTTTGCGTCTCCTACTGGGCTGTATTATGAAACGCCGTATGCGTCTGAATTTGCTGGTGGTCTAGGCGCACAAACACAAGCAAGCCCCTATGATGTCGCTCTTTCTACAAGTGACTTTAATTTGGGTCGTTTGTTTGGCGGCGGTGATCAGGCAGGAACTGTAAGATCCGCAACAGGGGAGCCGTTGCCCCCACAAAGGATGCAAACAGCACAACAAACTGCTGATTATTACAGTCAAGGCGCAACGGCAGAATCTCCCGGCGTTCAAGCGCAGGTTCAACCAGTATCTGAAGATGTCGCCAAGGCTATGGGCGAAGAAGATAAAGGCATTTTTGGTAAACTGGGTCTTGGCGACCTTGCCAAGCTCGGTATTGGCGGCATTGGTGCGTTGATGGGCCGTCAACAACAACAAGAAGCTCTTAAACAAGCTCAGGCGTTGCAAGCCCAGTATCAAGCTAATGCGGCTGCGGCGGCTCAACAGCAGAAAGAACTTGCGGCTCCGTTGCTGACGCCTGGCTATTCTGCTTTGGCACAGGCCAATCAGGGGGCTTTGACGGCAGCTAACCAGCAAGCATTTCAAGCTATGCAAGCACGTCTGGCGCAGTCTCAGGCTCGTTCTGGCGGTGTTGGTGCTATTCAGACGGCTGTGGCTGAAGAAGCGGCTCGTCAGCAGGCTTTGTCAAACCAGATCACTCAGGCTATGCAGTTGATTGGACCAGGCAATACGCTTGCTAACCAAGCCATTACAACTAATTTGATGGGTCAACAGTACGGGTTGCAACTTGGTATTAGTTTGTCTCAACAGGCTAATCAGGCTGCTATGAATATGTATGGCGCACTTGCTAAATTTGTTGCGGGGTAATCATGGTTTACGATCCATCTTCAAATAATGAGGCAATTGCTGACAGCTATTCTGCCACTTTCAAAACTCCTAAGAAAGAACAAAAGCCTGTTGAACCTCTTGTGCAACTTGCTGGGCCTTCCCCAATGGGTGAGCCTCCTGCTGCTGTAGAAGATAAAAGCGGCGTTCGTGCCAAGACAGAAGCTGGAATTACGGCTACACGCGCTAAAAATGAATACGAAGAAGCTAAACGCGTTGCAGCTAAAGGCGAAACTGCGGCTAAAGAAGCACGTGAAGCGGCTGTGTATGCTGAATACAAACCTCGTCTGACTGCGCCTTATGAGAGCTTTAAGCCTACTGGGGATACTGCTTCCAGCTTGGCATCGCTTGGTTTGATGATTGGTATGCTTGGTGCTATGGGCGGCAAGAAGGGTCTTACCTCTGCCACTGGGGCCATGAATGCTATTGCCGGAATGATGGATGGATACCAAAAAGGCAGCAAAGAAAAGTATGATAAAGAGCGTCAAATCTTTGAAGAAAATTTAAAAGTTGCTCAACAAAATCATACACTTGTAGAAAAAGAATTTGAACGTGCCGTTAAGTACGCCAAGTACGATCTGACTGGTGCAACCAATGCTATGATCAAGTCTCGTCTTGCTGCGGGTGATCCTGTCACCGCTAAGAGCATTGGCGAACAAGGTCTGATTAAAACTGCGTCTGAACACAGTCAAGCCAGCGGTAAGATTGTTGGTCAGTTGGAAGCTGCTAAAAGGAAAATGTACGAAGCTGAAGAAGCTCGTGTACGGGCTGAAGGTGAAGTTGAAGCTCGTAAGGCTGAAACTACCAAGGGTGCTGGTCGTTTTGGTGTAATCAATGGGGTGCAGGGTTATTACACCCCAGAACAATTTGCACAGGCTACTGCTCAAGGGTTGTCAGTATCTGAAGCTCCGAAAGGCGGTCGCGCAGACAAGGTTCCTGGTCAACGTGCGTTTATTGAAAACGTTGTGGGCAAAGAAGATATGCCTGCTCTTGGCGATGATGAAGTTAAAAAAGTTGCATCAACCATAAAGGCGGCAGACAGAACTGCGAGCTTGGCTAATGATATTGAAAAATATCCATTCGCGGCTGGCGTTGTTGGAAGCACATACGCTGCAATAGATAAATACATTCCAAAACGGTATCAACCAGGAGATGCTGTTGACCCATCACAATTTTTGGCGATGACATCAGCTGTTGATTTAGACCCTGCATTGACCAAAAACTTGACCGTTGATGAAATATCAAAAGCTAGAGAAATTCAGAAAAAGGCAGTTGATGTTATTAACGCAAGAGCTTTGGCTGCGTCTGGCGGCGGTCGCCTTTTGATTTCTGAATTGAACATGCAAAAAGGCGTGCTGGATATTAGTGGTCAATCTCCTGCAAGTGCGATAAAAGTTTATCGGGCCTTGGCAGAAAGCGATATTGCTGATCTTGAACAGTATAATCTAAGCGACAAAGCATTAGCTCGTGTTCGAGATAAATCTCTGAAATCTCAAAGTGCTCCTGCGGGTCAAGCCTATCAAGGGGATAAACCTCCTGCAAGTTATCCTAATGCTCAGAAAGCCCCTGATGGGTTTTGGTATGTTCCTGATCCTAATAAACCAGGCAAATATTTACAGGTGCAATAATGGCAGACTTGAAGCCTGTTGATTTTGATCCATTTGCAAAGACAATTTCAGATTCATCTGGTGCTGCCAAGCCAGTTGATTTTGACCCTTTTGCAAAAAAACCAGCCCCTGCTGTTTCTGATGAAGAACGCAAGATAACTGAAGCTATTGGCAAAGATATACAATTTGGCAAAGGATTTGGCTCCGGTGTCGCCCAAATGGCAACTGGTGCGGGAGAACTTTTGCCTCAAGAGTATGGTGGGAGGGCGTCTGCTGAAGCCACAAAATATCTCAAAAGTGTCGGAGATCCTAGAGCACAAAAGGTTGGAGAATTGGCGGCATCTATTCTCCCATTTGGCGCGGCTGAATCTCTTGCAACTAAAGGGCTGACCAGCTTACGCGGAGCTTTAAAAATACCAGAGGCAAGCACTCTGTATCGAGGGGTTGAAACGATACTTCCTGGAGCGTTTGGTGGGGCAATTACTGGTGGGATTGAACCCACTGGCATCACAAACGAACAAAAACGACTGCAAGAGAAAAAAGAACAAGCTGCTTATGGGGGCATTACAGGAGGTGTTGTCAGTGGTGCTGCTGAAGCACTACCTGTTGTCGGTCGAACCATTAAGTCCGCAATTTCTCCTGAAAAAACAGTTGCCGAAAAAATTTCTACAAAAGTTTCTGGGCCAACTGATATTGGGACAAAGATTGAATCGAATGTTCTTGATATATTGAAAGATTCAATAGCTGAAAGAAGAACTAAAGCTAACGAACTGTTCAATAATTTTTATGCAAAAGTTGAACCTTATCAAGAAGCCATGAGAAATGAGTACGCGGCTAGATTGAAAGATTATGCTTTAAAAAACGAAGGTGCGTGGAGCAAAGAACAAACAGATTTGATTTTGGATTCTCTAAAGCGCATGGAAAATCCATCAAAACAAGTTTCTGGTTCAGAAGTTTACTCCAATGCTAAGGGCATGGATTTGGAGCGTCGGCGGTTGTCAGATTTAGCCGACAAGCCACCTGAAGGGTATAGCGCAGCAACAGTTCAAACTGCGAGAGATTTAGAAAAACTTATGGAGAATGTTTTAAACTCTCCAAAAGATGCAAACTTTGATAATGTTTTGAAAGAATATGCAAAACTTTCAGAGCCGGTGAATCTTGCTGAAATGGCTTTTGGTCAAAAAGTGACAAAAAGAGCAGGAGATTACATTGCAGACTTGCCTAAATTTGATCGTTCTAAACTAGCTAATGAAGCGTTTAGAAGCCGCGATAGTGTCGAAGCGTTTAGGCGGTTGTCGGGGAACAATGAACAACTTGTGCAAGAAGTTGCACGAGACAAATTAGCATTGGATCTCAAGAACAAATCTACCGCCAAGGAAATAAGAGACGTAATCGACAAAAACATTGACTGGCTTAACACGCCTCAAATGAAAAGCACGATCTATAAAGATCTTTTAGATTTGGAAAGCTCTTTAAGGGCGGGTCAAAGAACTAGAATAGGAGCGACAGGAGTCACCGCTTTGGCTCTTGGCAGTCAGATACCTTCTGCTTTGAATAAAGTTGGATCATTTTTTACTGGTGGGCGATGAGCAAGAAATCCTCTGGCATCAATCCTGATCTCGAAAAAGCCATCTCTGAGCTGCTCAAGAACTCGTCTGAGCAAGAGATTGATATACGGCTCAAGATCATTGACCGTGCCATCAACCTCGAAAAGCTCAAACAAAAAGTGTCAGAGGACGAATGGGGCAGTGGTTTTGTCACCCCTGATGATGTATAACATGTGCATCAACAGGGAGATTAACCATGGACGCAACTCTTCTGGCAATCATTCGCGTAGGTCTGTCGGTCTTGGCAGATCGAGTTTTAGCTCTACTAAGTCTCTTTATGACGTTTTGCCTTTCATGCTGGGTGATGTACGATCCAACACCGTTAAGGCTATACGTCGTAGGGGGCTTCGCTATCTTGGTGTTTGTGCCTTCAGTTATTAGGAGTAATCGCAATGAAAAACAGCCAAAACAAGAACCTGAATGAACCGGCATATCCTGCCAAGCCAACCAAGCCTCAGACAGTGCGTAACACACTTGGTCTGGGCGGTGGCACGTTCAAGCCTGGTGTAGCCCCTGCTGGTGGCTTTCAGGCGATCTGGAACTTCTCTGATAATCCTACCGACTACAAGAACAGCCCATCGACCAAGCCGGAGAAGGGGACTGTCTAATGTCAGTCACAGGTTCATTCCAAGCCACCGGCAAGACGGTGCAACTTACAGCGGGTGCTGCTTCTGCCAATAATTTGGTGATGCTGTCTGATAGCCCGTCGATGCAGTATAGGCTGGTGAACCATGCCGCGCAGCCTGTTTACGTCTGGATTAGCCCTACCGGTGCGCCAGTCAACGTAGCTATTCCAACAGGAAACGGTGCTAAAGCTGGCTATGCTCATGTCGTGCCACCTGCAACAAACTATGTGATCAGCGGCCCTCAGGTTGGCCCTGATACGGGTGTTCTGGTGTCGGTACAATCAGAGTCTGGAACGCCTGAGCTTTACGTTACACCAGGCTACGGACGTTAATCATGGCTAGGCAGGGTCTCTACGCAAACATCAATGCCAAGCGCAAGCGCATTCGTGAAGGTTCTGGCGAGCGTATGCGTAAAGTTGGCTCTAAAGGTGCGCCTACATCTAAGGCGTTCAAGCAATCTAAGCGCACAGCGAGGCGGTAATGGCTGGTCCATCTTTATCAGTAGGCAGGGGTGAAAAGCAGTCTGTCTCTGCTGGAGGCGGTCTGACCGAGAAGGGTCGCAAGAAATACAATCGTGCCACCGGCAGCAAGCTCAAGGCTCCGACCAAGGACAAGAAGAACCCAAGACATAAGTCTTTTTGTGCGCGGTCTAGAAGTTGGAAGGGCGAGCGCGGGAAGGCTGCAAGGAGACGATGGGGATGTCGGTAACTGTTGTAATACCTACCACTGGGGCAAAGTCACTTAAGACAGCGGTCGATTCGGTTATGAATCAGACCTACGATAATATCACTCTATGGGTCGTTATTGATGGCCCTGAGTTTGAAGATGCAGTTTATAATACTTTAGGTGCAGACGCTTTTGATGAGCGTCTTTTTATTATGACCGTGCCTGAGAACACAGGCGGCAATGGCTTCTACGGTCACAGGATCTATGCCTCAATAGGCCACCTAATTAACACAGACTATCTGTGCTATCTGGATCAGGACAACTGGTTCAAGCCTGTTCACATTCAATCTATGGTGGATCTGATTACCAGCAAGGATCTGGATTGGGTGCATAGCCTGAGAAGCATTCACTCGCCTAATGGTAGGTTTGTGTGCGAGGACAAATGCGAAAGCCTCGGCAAGCAAACGAGCTTTGTAGACACAAGCTGCTACATGGTTAAGCGTCAGGTGGCTATTCACATTGGTCACGCTTGGCACGCTGGCTGGGGTGCTGACAGGCAGTTCTATGGTGCTGCCAGCCAGTTCTTTAACAAGTTTGAGAGCACCGGTATGCACACTCTTAATTATAGGCTTGGCGGCAATGAAGGATCTGTCACGGCAGACTTCTTCCTTGAAGGCAACAAGCGGAGCGCATAATTGATTGACACGGATTCCATTACAAAGCCTGTTGCCGTTGTAACCGCTGTTATGGCGATGATTGGTGGTGGGTATTCGTTGGTTGAGAAAATTAAACTACCACCCAAAGACATCTTAAAGTGGGACGCAGATCATTTTAGTGTCTCAAACAGCCATGCCTACGGCGCGTTTAAGGTGGTTGTTGCTCGCCAGAAAATCAGAGATGACTGCACCGTTGAGGAGTTTGGTCTTGAAGTGCGTGATTCTGAATACATTGTCCACACCGCCAAACCATCCATTGCCAAGTTTTCGGGTCCAGCTACCCCTGCGGTGGATAAATTTGGCTATACGATAACCCTTGAAAACCCTGATAATGTAGCTGTCGGCCCAGCAAAGTTATTTGCCCGCATCGTATACAAATGTCCTGAAGGTAATGTTATAATTTTTTATCCAGACCACCAAAACCTAAACTTCACCATTGAGGACAAATAAATGGACATGTCAAAGATCGGTGGCCTTTTGGGTCAAATTGCTCCGACGATAGCAACGGCTATTGGTGGTCCAGTCGCGGGAATGGCGGTCAAGGCATTGGCTGGCGCATTGGGCCTTACACAGGACGCATCAGCGGACGATATCCAGACCGCCATGATGAACGCGACACCAGAACAGTTGGCGGCAATCAAAAAGGTTGATGCGGACTTCAAAGTCCAAATGAAGGAACTGGACATTGACCTTGAAAGGATTGCAGCGGGTGATCGAGATTCTGCCCGTAACATGCAGATGCACACAAATGACTGGATACCACGCGCTATGGCCATTATGGTCACGTTTGGGTTCTTCGGAATCTTGACTTGGCTGTTAACCAAAGGCGTTCCACCTACAGGGTCCGAGACTTTGATTTACATGCTTGGCGCGTTAGGAACAGCTTGGACGGGTATTGTTCAATTTTATTTTGGCTCGTCGGCTGGAAGCAAAGCAAAAACTGATGCGCTGGTGCAAGGAGAAAAAAAATGAACGGTAACTTTGAAGAGTGCTTGGCACTAGTTCTGAAGCATGAAGGTGGTTTTGTAAACAATCCGCAAGATCCTGGCGGTATGACCAACCTTGGCGTAACAAAGGTGACCTATGAAGGCTATGTTAATAGACATGTGGATGAGGCTGAAATGCGGTCTCTCACTCCTGATCTCGTCGCTCCCCTCTACAAAAAGATGTACTGGGATCGTATTAAGGGAGATGATCTCCCTGTTGGTGTTGATTACTGCCTCTTTGATCTGGCTGTTAACTCGGGCGTCGGAAAGGCTGGAAAACTTCTACAAATGGCTCTTGACCTACCGGCTGACGGTATCATCGGGCCTATGACGCTTCGTGCTCTTGAAGGTCGTGATGCTGAAGAGATTGTAGAACAGATCTGCCAAGAGAGGTTGGAGTTTTTGCAATCTCTTAAAACATGGGGTGTGTTTGGCAAAGGCTGGGGGCGGCGCGTCGCAGAGGTTGAGCAACACGCCACCGCCATGATTACATAAGTTTGCCGTCAAACAGATAGCTGCCGACGTGACCAAGCTGCACCCAAGGTGCGGCGTAGATCTTGCCACCGTTCAGTCTCCAAGTGCGGCAGAAGTGATAATCCTCTGACAGCAGCCGGTTGGTCTCAGGTTCAATGCTGGTAGCAAAGAACTCATGGATCACATCCTGAGGTTTCATGGAATTAGAAAGATCGACCACATCGTTCGTATAAGTAGGAACCTTACCTTTGAGTTCCTCAAACACTTTACGCTTGATCAGCATGAAGCCAGTACCGCCGGCAAAGATCTCCAGAGGCTCGTTGACTGGCACTGTGACGCTGCCGGCATAGTCCACCAAGTTAACGACCCATGAGCCTGTGTACTTGGCAAGATCGTCTGTAGCTACGTCATTCTTCACAGCGGAAGCCACTGTACCCCAGTTGATCTCCTTCTTGGGGTAAATGCCGCAGATGATGTCCACATCAGCGTCAATCATTGGCTGCACTTGCTCGGCGATGAATTGAATGTCTGCGTCAATAAAGAACAGGTACTCACAGTCTGACTTGAGGAACTGGTTTGCCAGAGCGTTACGAGCGCGGGTGATCAGGCTTTCGTTGAACATGAACGACATCTGAGCCTCGTTGCCCCCGTCACGGAATACGCGCTGCAAACTGATCAGGCTGGTCGCGTAGAAGCCAGCACACATGCCGCCGTACATGGGTGTCGCTATAAATACCTTTGCCATCTTAAGCCTTTCTGTAAACGATTGAGTAATGATCAGAACACCAACTGTGTCCCTCTTTAGTTTTTGCCCCACAAATCATTGTATTTGCTGGGTTATTCGCAATGTCCTGTATGAAGCGGCACTGTCTGTATCGTGCATCTAAGAGTTTCACTGCGAATTTCTTAAATGCTTCTTCAACTGGTTTGTGAATTACGGGGATAACCTTAGGTTTGGTTACTTTTTTATAAATTCTCTTGGCTTTTCCGAGCGTGTGACCCGTTCTGTGCAGGAAGCCAATGATTGAATTGCGTGAACGCCTCAGTTCTTCAGAGATGGCTTGCGCTGTTTCGCCAGCCAAACACAATGCTATAGCTGTCTCTTTTTCTTTGTCAGTCCAAAGTGCGCTTTTCATTGTTCACCTCGTCCAGCATCTCGCTGATTTCCTGTAGCATCCTTTCCTCCTTCATTCTGTGTTCGATCTCGGTTTCCCAATAGTCTGCCAAGCTGGTTTTAAATTCCTTCCGAGCCAACGAGGGAGATTAATATCTCCCCCACTG